CGCTGGACCGTCGAGAAGAGAAGGGACAAGGTCAGCGGCGAGATGAAGGATTTCTATTTTTCACCGCTGGACAGCGTGAAATTTTGCGCAATCGAGGAGCTGAAATGAGGAAGCCTGCCCAACCATCAGCCATAACACCCGAGGAGATCCCGCAATTGAAGACCTTCAACCCCGCCGACCCGTTCGGCCTGGTCGCCAAATCGTCCAAATCGTCCAAATCGTCCAAATCGTCCAAATCTACCGTAGAAGAGCCGCCGCAAGAGCAGACATCCGACCCCATCGATCCATTCGGTCTAGCTGACATAGTCGCTGAGCTAAAGTCTGCATCTGCAGCGGAAGCAGTCGTAACTGCCGCATCCTTGGAAGTCGCGCAGACAAAACTGAGCAATCCGAAAGACATGGTAGGTAGCGACAAATTGCCGCTACACCTTTGGCCGACCACCGCAACCGCGCTCGGAAGTCTCGGCCTTCTTGACGGCATGCTGAAATACGGCCGCAGCAACTTCCGCGCGGTGGGTGTCCGGGCATCCATTTACTTCGACGCGGCCAGCCGGCACCTGAATGCCTGGTTCGAAGGCGAAGATTGCGACCCGGATAGCCAGCTTTGTCACTTGGCGCATGCGCTGGCCTGCGTCGCCATCATCGTGGACGCGCGGGCGGCTGGAAAGCTGAACGACGATCGCATGACGCCGGGAGGGTACCGGAAGCTGGTCAGCGAGCTTACGCCGCATGTGGCCCGGCTCAAGCAGATGCATGCCGACAAGTCGCCCACGCACTACACCATCGCGACCACTGAGGAGAACGCAGCATGAAAACCTTGCTGTTCTGGCTATCCAATTTCCTGCCGGCGCGCATCATCAACGATGGCGAACATGACTATCTCGAGCGCTATTACGTCGGAACGCTGTTCGGCGTGCGCTTTTACCTGCACCGGTTCATCGGCTCCGATCCTGACCGCGGGCTGCATGATCATCCCTGGCGCTGGGCATTCTCGCTGATCCTGTCCGGCTACTACTACGAGCAAACCCGCTACGGATTGACCAAGAAGCGGCTGTTCAACTTCCTGACCGGCGACTCATTCCACCGCGTGATCCTGCCGCGCAAGAGCGAAATCCGCGCGCAGGATTCCTACGGCGTGCACCTGGCACTGGTCGAACCAGCTGATGCGCTGCCGTGCTGGACGCTGTTTTGCCACCGCGCCGCACGGGTCAAGACCTGGGGATTTTTGCGCGGCACGACTTACCTGCCTCATCCGTCGGCGGATCAGGGCTGGTGGAAGACGGCGCCGAAGGGCAGGCAGTTGCGTGCGCAGCAGGCCGAGGCAGCCGCTTTGACTGGAACTGAGTAAGCCATGGTCAAGGCCATCAGATGGGATCAGGCACAACTGGACGCCTTCGAGCAGAAGAAGTCGGCGAACAATTTGCAGCGCCAGGATGCCGCGCGCCGGCAGTTCCAAGCGCTCGGGCGCCTCAAGGACGGCCAGATGAACAAGTCGGAATCGGCTTATGCGGCACTGCTGGAGGCGAGAAAGCGCATCGGCGAGGTGCTGTGGTACCGCTTCGAGGGCGTCAAGCTGATGCTGGCGAAAAATACCTCAATCACGGTCGACTTCTTCGTGATGCTAGCGAGCGGCGAACTGCAAGCCCACGACGTCAAGGGCAGCAGAGCGATCATGACTGATGACGCTTGGGCGAAGCTGAAGATCGCGGCCGAACAGTATCCGTTCCGGTTTTTCGCCTGCTTTCCCAAAAAGGAAAAGGACGGCGGCGGCTGGGACATTCAGGAGATTTGAGGTGAGCAAGCTCAGCGCGTGGGAACTGTTCGAACTGCGGCTGGCGCGACAGGACAAGCCACCTTCGCAGGCAATGGAACAGCGGTACTACGGCGACCCGGCCAACCATGTGAAGTTTGAGCAAGAGAAGCAGCGCAAGAAAAAATCCGGCAAGAAATCGAAGAAAAGGAGAGGACGATGACCGAACTGTTCAAGAGTGCACACAATGCGCTGACCTTCGCCTACAGATTCAGCAGCGAGCAATATAACAGGCCGATGATGAACAAACTGGCGGACAAGACGGCGCGTACCGGAAAAGGGCTGGCCGGATTGGCCGGCGCGGGCCAGGCTGGCATGATCCGAAGGGAAGTCAAGGAACTGGGCGCGCTGCATGAGGCGATCGTGATTGCGTCCTTCGCGCCGCCCTCGACACCTTGCGCCTGCAAAGCGCCGTGCTGTTCTGGCGAAAAGGCCAACAAGGAATGGAGCGAGGCGATCTACCTGATCACCATGGCGGCCATGGAACGGCTGTCCGGCAAGCTGTCGCATTATCAGCTGCGGCGCGGCATCGTGGAGCGGCAGTTCGGCGTCAAGCGCACGCTCTCCGATTTGGCGGAGCAGTGCCGGGTCAACCGCGACACCGCGTCCGAGCACAACGCGATTCTGACGGCGTGGCTGACCGGAGATAAAAAGCAGACCGGACCGAATACCAGGATCGGCGAGATAGCCCGGGCCATCGCGGCGGCCGGCGACCGGCTGTCGCAGGCAGGAATGATCGGCGTTGATGAATAGCAAAATCGCCTTGACATTGCTTTGCGGAAAATACATACTAAGTGGATACGGTGTATTCGTGTCTCTAAAGCTCGCTCAGGCGGGCTTTTTTCGTTTACGCAGTCCAATCTGGAGGCCCTATGGCGCTGATGACGATCCTGCAACTACTGTTCGGCATGATCTGGAGCGCCTGTGGCTTCCGCATCTGAGCGCGAGCGGATCAAGCGCGCGCTCGGCTTCGATCTGGTGCAGGGCCGCGAGTACCGGCTGGATGACCGCCAGTACTCCGTGACGCACATCCCGCCGCCCAAACCGGAACCGGAGCCCGTCACGATTCTCGATTACGACTGCGACGGCATCTATTAACGTTTTGTACCGCGTCTCCTCCCTCCAATCCTTTGGATGGACTTTGGCCCGCCTGGCTTATCACCGGGCGGGTTTTTTATTTGGCCAACCACTGAGGCCGGGCCGCCAGCGCGCTCTAGCGGCGGTTTGAATAGCGGGCGCAGCAACCGACGAACCAAGGCTAGGCGCGGCACCGACGCAGAACACCGCGGGCGGTCTCCTACCGCAGCTCATCGCGGCGTTGCGCTTGGCGCGGGCGGCTGCACCTACAGGAGTGGCAAATGAATCGCATGCAGCACCCGTCAAATAACTCCGTGCTGGGCGCGCCTGCGGGCTGGGATCAGAAGGAACTACCCTGCGGAGCATTGCCGATCACGCGTACAGAATGCGAGGGCTTGCCGGCGGTTGTGTCGTTCTGGAAGCCCACTGCCGAAGAACTGGCCATGCTTAATGCAGGTGGATCCGTTGCGCTTTGGGTTATCGGGCAAACCATGCCGCCGGTTTCGCTGACCGTGGACGCCAACTGAGCGGCTGACGCGAGCAGCACAGAAACGGATGATCGAAAATGGGACGCAAATCATCGCTGACAGAAAAGCAGTGGGCCGAGATAGAAAGGCGGCTCCTTGACGGCGAGGCAGGCAGGGCGCTTGCCAAGGAATTTGGCGTTTCTGAATCAGCGATTCGAAAGCGTTTTGGAGCGCAGGTAAAGAAAATAAAAGACGTTGCAAATCAATTGGTTGCAACAGAGTCGGCTTTTAAATCGCTGCCAATTGGTGCGCAAATAAGTGCGCGCACTTTGGCGGATCGACTGATTTCGATTTCTGAGCATTTGGCGGGCGCGGCAGAGTATGGCGCCGCCACTGCGCACCGCCTTTCCGGCATTGCTCACAACAAGGTTTCAGAGATTGACGACGCGGCACCGCTGAACGAGGAAAGCCTGGAATCGCTGAGGGGCATTTCCGTGCTGACCAAGATGGCGAACGAATCCAGTACGATCGGGCTGAATCTGCTGAGCGCCAATAAGGAAATGGTCAAAGCCAGCATGCAGGACACGCCTGTTTTGCCAGTCAAGATCGTCGTCCAAGTCGAAGATGCAAGCCAGCCCGAGCCCTAAGCTCAACCGGCCGCAGGCTCGCTTTCTCGCATTGGACCGCAAATTCCGGGCATTCGTGGCCGGCTTCGGCAGCGGCAAGACTTGGGTAGGCAGCGCCAGCCTGTGCCAGCATGCCTGGGAATGGCCAAAGGTCAATTCCGGCTACTTCGCGCCGACCTATGCGCAGATCCGGGACATTTTCTATCCGACGATTGAGGAAGTCGCGGAGCAGTGGGGCTTGACCACCGACATCCACGAGTCGAACAAGGAAGTCCATCTGTTCTCGGGCGGCCAATACCGCAGCACGATCCTGTGCCGGTCAATGGAAAAGCCGGGTGATATCGTCGGCTTCAAGATCGGCAAGGCGCTGATCGACGAACTGGACGTGATGAAGGCGCAAAAGGCGGCAATCGCTTGGCGCAAGATCATCGCCCGGATGCGGTACAAGCTGGACGGCCTAATGAACGGCATCGATGTGACGACGACGCCCGAGGGCTTCAAGTTCGTCTACCAGCAGTTCGTCAAGGCGCTGCGGGAAAAGCCGGAACTGGCAAGTTTGTACGGGCTGGTGCAGGCGAGCACCTACGACAACGCCAAGAATCTGCCGGACGATTACATTTCATCGCTGCGGGCCAGCTACCCGCCGCAATTGATTGAGGCGTATATCCGCGGGCAGTTCACCAACCTGGCCAGCGGCAGCGTCTATCCCAACTTTGACCGCACGCTAAATCACACGCCAGAGCACATCAAGGAAGGCGAGGCGCTGCATGTCGGCATGGACTTTAACGTGCTGAACATGACGGCGGAAATCAGCGTGATTCGCGACGGGCTGCCGCAAACCCTCGCCGAACTGACCAAGGTGCGCGACACGCCGGCGATGGCGAAACTACTGAAA